GTTTCCGTTCCTCGTGCATGATGTACACAAAGGCGGTCAGCTTTTTTCCGGTTTCTGCAATGGGAAGTTCCAGTTCCGTTTTGTAGTAGAAATGGGGATATCCCTCATAGCGGTCAAGAGCAAGTTCATCTCGTTCCGATACCGACCAGACTGCCGCCGGAACGGTACAGCCCTGCTTGGGTTCGATGGTCAGATAGGAACCGGTCTTGCTGCCTTTGAACAGCAGCTGGTAATTTGGAATCTCCGCAGTTCCTACAATTCTGGCATCCGGGCAACGGAACTGCATCTGTTTCACGTTCAGATTGCTGCCGTAGGCAAGGTAAAACTTTTTCATGCAATCAAATCCTTTCTGAAAGGGATACCCTTTCACCACCATAAGACCGCCGAAGCGGTCTGGTGTAGCTGGTAGCAAAAGGCTATCCCTTTATCTGCCGAACCGGAAGGCGGCATCGCCATCAAGGTTCTTGGTAAGAAAATTTCTCGCTGTGGCGAACTCCTCGCCGACCAGCCCCAGCCGAATCAGCCATGTTCGCATTGCGAATTTCGGATTTTCCGTTTGCTGTGGTTTCGGGCTGGCGGTTCGTAGTCCCTTTGCCATTTCGGAAAGGGCAAGGCAAAGCTGAATGTAACTTTTCAATTGCCCTGCGTGAAGACCGTTTTTCTTTTCTGCTGTAGGCTTGTCAAATTGGAAAAGTCTGAATTCGATTGTTCCCTTTGTAAAAGTTGCGTGATAGTTCAGCATGTGGTATCGGCTGTCGTTGTAGTGCTGATTTCTGCCGTAATTTGCACCGTTTGCCGTATACCAGATGTCTGCGAACTGTGCCATGTTGGTGGGCTTTTTTCGGTTCAGCTGTTCGATGAATTGGGGATTGACCGTTCTGCAATATCGGTTCATTCTGCCTTGGTCGATTTTCAGGGCATCTGCAATCAGCCGTTCGTGGCTCGCCATAAGGTTGGCGAGGTTTCGCAGGGTTTGCGGTGTGTGTCCGTTGGCACCGATGTGAATGTGTACTCCGGCTTCGATGCCTGCATGGCTGATTGCTCCGGCTTTGCGAAGCTTTCTTACCAGTTCCTGCAAGGTTTCAATGTCCTCGTATTTCAGAATCGGCGTGACCAGTTCGCACTTTTCGGCATCGCATCCTGCAATGCTGACGTCTTTCTGGAATTTCCATTCTCTGCCCTGTGCATCCCAAGCCGACCAAGTGCTGTAGCCGTTTCGGCTGGCGGTGTATTCGTATCTGCCTGTGCCGAAATGGTCGGCGGCAAGCTTTGCAGCTCGCTCTCTGGTGATGTGGTTCATCTCAATCTCCACGCCGATGGTCTGCTTTTTCAGGTTTTCAATCTGTTTTTCTGTTTTAGCGTTCATAATGTTTTCCTCCGTAGTTTCGGGCTTTGTCTCGGCTGTCGCCTCGGTCGGTGCTTCTGCTTCGCAGAGGTGTCCACCGGACACCTGCACCCTTTTGTTGTAACCATATTAACTCTAAACGGAGGAGATAGCAAGCGGCTAAATCTACAGAAAATGAGGTCAAAAGATTGTGTAGAATACACCCTTGCAATTCTTGCGATTGTATGGTAACATACTGTACAATGGAGGAGGTGCCGCCTTATTCTTTCGCCTCGGATACGGTCTGGAAACTGTCGATTTCGGGAATCAGAGCAAGGGAAGAACCGTTTTCCCACCGCATATGAATAGAACCCGCATCGTCAATATGCGTGACCTCGCCGACTGTTCCGGAAAGAACCGGATATTTTTCATTTCGCATAGAAATCAGCTGTAATTTCGTTCCGACAGGGTACTTTTTTCGCAGCTGTTCCAAATATGATTCACTCGGAAACTGCATCAGTATCACCAACCTTTCTGAATGCGGAATTGCCGGACAGATGCCGAAGAATAACCTTTCTTGCCGCCTTGAATTCTGCTCCCACCATTCCCAGACGAATCAGGAAACACCGCATGGTGTACTTGGGATTGTCGGAGGTATCCGGCTTGCGGTTGATGCGGCTTTGGTTCTTGGCAAATTCGCAGAGCATGGAAATGAAGGTGCAGTAGGCATCTGCATCACCATCCTGTTCGACTGTAAACCAAGGGAATTCCACCTTTTCATCAGACGAAATGATGTCCAAACAGTCGGTTTGAAAAGCAGCATGAAAAAGGGCAGCCTTGTTTTCGCAGATCTGCCGGAGATTACCGAGCGTATGCTCCGTGAAGAAATCGGCTGGCATCTGTACCGTCAAGCCCTTGGATTCCGGTTCTGTTGTGTTCGGAACAGCATAGCCCCGACTTGCCAGTTCGGCAAGAAGCCGTTCTGTTTCCTTACGGTCGGCTTGGTCACTGATTTCCAGATCACCGGACTTGGTAACGGTGTAGCATTCACCGATTTTGTAGGCACAGGTGGGCATGAATTGATATACTGCCGGAATGCCGATAATCTCACTGATGGTTTTCACCAGTTCCTTTCGACTTTGACTGCGATAAGTAATGGTCATGTGAAAAACTCCTTTCTTTCGGCGTTTTTGCTTTCGCCATGACACATATTAACTCTGTTTCCCACAGATAGCAACTGTGAGATGTGTAGAATGTTTCGACTGTCATTTGTGAGAATCAGACAGATGCGATTCGTTCTTCTGCTTTTTTGCAATAGACTGGATTTAGTTCAATTCCGATACACTGCCGATGCAGTCGTTTGGCAACTGCACCAGTAGTTCCGCTTCCGAAGAACGGATCAAGAACCACACTATCTTCTGGACAGCCTGCCAAAATACAGGGTTCTACCAACTGCTCCGGAAACATAGCGAAATGTTCTCCCATGCGGTAAGAGTTGGTGCTAATGTTCCAGACATCCCGCTTGTTTCGCATGGCTTTTCCCTGCATTCGTTCGTTGTAATCTATCCCATTGATGCCCTGTTCCGAAAATCTGCCATACTTGTTTCGACCAGAGCGACCACGAGCGTATCGTTTTAGGCTGCTTTCCGCTACAGGTTCCATAATTGCTGCTGCATTGTAGTAATACCGGCTGGATTTTGCAAACAAGAACAAATGTTCATAAGACTTTGTGGGACGATCTTTTACACTTTCCGGCAGACAGTTGATCTTGTTCCAGATAATGTCCGAACGGAGATACCAACCATCTGCACGAAGGGCAAACGCCAACATCCATGGAATTCCAATCATATCTTTTGGTTTGATAGCATTCCATGTAGTTGGCATAGCAGCCGCAGCACTGTCCGCTGGAATTTGATATGAATGCTTACAATGTGTAGGCTTTCGACCGATTCCTTTTCCGCTTCCGGCATAGCTATCGGCGATGTTCAACCACAAAGTTCCGTCTGGGCGAAGCACTCGCCGTACTTCTCGAAATATGGCAGTCAGCTTTTGTATATACTGTTCTGGAGAATCTTCGATTCCAATTTGACCAGCATTGCCGTAATCCCGCAAGCCATAATAAGGTGGGCTTGTGACACACATGGAAACGCTGTCATTTGGAAGTGTTCGCAGTCCTTCCAAGGCATCTGCACAGAGAATTTTAATCATCGGAAAGTTCCACTTCCTTTACCAGTTCAGAGTATGCAATCTGCTTCCCATCCCGCACAACATATACACCATCGGCATTTCCCGTATCTTCCACATATCTGCGAAGAATAACGGATGCGTACTTTTCATCCAGTTCCATGGTGTAACAGATGCGGTTCATCTGCTCACACGCCATGAGCGTCGAGCCGCTGCCGCCAAAGGTGTCCATTACCACGCCATTTTCCTGTGTAGAATTGCCGATGGGATAACCAAGCAAGTCCAGCGGTTTAGAGGTGGGGTGATTGGCGTTGCGTTTCGGCTTGTCAAAATGCCAGATGGTCGTCTGCTTACGATCGGAATACCAGTGATGCTTGCCATTCTGCATAAAGCCATACAGCACAGGTTCATGCTGCCACTGATAATCCGAGCGTCCCAGCACAAGGCTGTCTTTTACCCAGATGCAGCAGCCTGCAAGATGAAATCCGGCATCAATGAATGCTTTGCGGAAATTAAGACCTTCTGTATCTGCATGGAACACATAGGCAGAACCGCCTTTTTCCAGATGCTCAGCCATTCGCTGAAAGGAGGACAGCAGGAATGTATAAAACTCCTCGTTCTTCATGCTGTCATTCTGAATGGTAAGTCCGCTGGCACTCTTAAACGAAACGCCATATGGGGGATCGGTCAGAATGAGATTTGCCTTGGTGTCACCCATGAGAGCAGATACATCTTCCGCAGATGTGGCATCACCGCACATCAGCTTGTGTCTGCCAACTGTCCATATATCGCCACGTTGGACAAAAGCGGCTTTTTCCAGTGCAGTGGTGAGGTCAAAATCATCGTCTTTCACTGTGTCACCGCTGTTTGTATCAAACAAATCCGCAATTTCAGCTTCATCAAAGCCGGTCAGACCAAGGTCAAAACCGAGATTCTGCAATTCTTCCATTTCAACGGACAGCAATTCTTCGTCCCAGCCAGCATCTAACGCCATCCGGTTGTCAGCAAGAATATATGCCTTCTTCTGTGCTTCGGTCAGGTGATCGGCAAATACACATGGCACTTCTGAAATATTTTCTGCCTTTGCCGCCATAATGCGTCCATGTCCAGCCAGCACATTGTATTCCCGGTCGATAATGACCGGATTGACAAATCCAAACTCACGCAGAGAAGAGCGAAGTTTCAGGATCTGTTCCTTGTTGTGGGTTCTGGCATTATTCGCATAGGGGACTAACTTGTTGATGTCAACAAGCTGAAATTCTGTAGTTGTGGTCATGCTCCATTCCTCCGCTTCAAAACTTTCTGTAAGCCTTTTCTGGCATCCAGCACTTTTCCGCTGACCGCCTGTCCTTTTATGGTGCGGTATTGCTGTTTGGTCATCTTTTGGCGATTGGCTTTCAAATCTCGCCAGAACTGGGTATCTTCTTTCATGTATTTCTCACTTTCTGCTGCTCAGAAGCTGTTCCATCAAATCATCCTGCGGTGTACCGTCAAATTTGGTCGTGCAGTTCTGTTTCACAATATCGAAAATCTCATACCAGAGCAAATTTGCCTGTTTCTGAAATGTCTGGCTCATCTGCACAAACGGAGAGGCGATAACGCCACCAGTGGTCGGATGCTTTCCCAGCAGTCCATAGGTACTGAGGGCTTCTTCACACTGTACAAATCGGGCGAATGCCTGCGAGTAGCTTTCCAGCAGCCGTTTGTTGACGTGCTTTTCACAGCCACGCTGTTTCAGCCAGAGCCACGTTTCTTTGTACACAATGTCTGCTCCCAGCGGTTTTCCGTTCTTCTGCTGGGCAGACAAGTATGCACTGGGGCTTGGCATATCCGCACCGGTCAAATCAGCGGCATCGTCCAGATCAGCTGCATCCAATTCCGGAGCATGAAATTCCATAATATCTGCATCCTTGCCCTCTGCAATTTTGTCGGAGAGGGCTTTCGGCTTATCACCTGCACGAACTCGTCTGCCGCCTCTTCTTGTGCCGTCCTTTGCCATCTGATTTCACCTGCCTTTTGAGAAAAAAACAGCCGAAACTGCGTAGGTTTCGGCTTGTTTGCATATTTCCGGGGTTAATCCCCCGTTTGAACCTTGGTTTTTGTGTGTGAGAGGGAGCCCCGGTCTTGTGTTTGCTTTACTGTAGAGAAGTGAACGCCCCCACCCGGCAGCCCGCAGCCTAACCCATGTCAATAAAAATACTCAGGGTTACTGTCCTCACTTCCGGTTTTCCGGTCGTGGCAGGACTTGCAAAGAGCCTGCCAGTTGCTTTCATCCCACATCAGAT